ATAAAGGGGACGTCAAAGGGCATCACCTGATAACCGCCGATATCGGCCCCGGGCAAAGCGTGCACCCACTCACGGTTGTCTGTGTCGCCCAGCATCTCAGGCGTTAATTCATTGCCGCAGGCGGGGCACTTCAACCAGGCCCCGTCGATGTCATAGCGAGGGTCATTCAGGGAATCCTTTGTCAGTTCAATTAGCTTGTCGTCAAACCCGGGTACCACAACATCGTCAAGGAACGTGGGCATGGCGTGCTCATTGCACGTCCCGCACCGAACCGCGTACCTGCCCTGGGTGGACTCATCAAATTCCGCGCTGATTCCAAAGTTGTCCACCGTCGGGGTTGAGAAGTCGCGTATCCACCCGCCGTCCTGCGCGTGACCGAGGCGACTAAAGAACATGCTCAAGAGGGACTGGTTACTGAAGTCAACCTCGTCTCGTATCAACATGTCGGCAGGAATCGAGATGGGTGACGACTGCCCCGACGTGCCGACGATGTACAGGAACGAGGTGCCAAACTGTTTCAGCTCGCTGCTGTTCGCCCCGGTTGGCACCAGGTCACTCAGTGTCGGTGACGCCTCAACAACGGGGTCGATCCTGGACTTGGCGAATTTACCCGCATACTTGGCAGTCGGCAGGGTGTAGATAGCGGTGCTGCCCGGGAAGATGGACAGCATTGCCAGCGAGATCCTGACCGACAGCTCTGACAGGCCCACCTGGGAACATTTCCGGATCAGTACGTGGTGCCGGGTCTCATTGGCGATGTCGATCTGCATCTCGTGGTCTTTAAACGTCCACGCCTTCTTATTGTTCTTGGGGTGCCTGGTGTGCTCGCATAGCCACTCCGCCATGCGTGACAGGTCACGGGTCCTTCCGGACGCCACCCGGATGCGTTCAAGAAAGGTGCTTGCTTGCGAAATCATTTTACGCGCAGATCCAGAACCGGCCCAAACGACAGGCCCCCGGTGTAAGCCGGGAGGTAAATAATAAGCGCGGCGTTGTGCCGCCCCTTCGCTATGCCCGCTGCCCCCAGCTTCAGGATCAGCTTGGTCGCATCCGTCAGGTCAAAATAGGCCGCATTTATGTCGGAGTCCAGCGTCATGTACGGGTCGGGAGACAAAAGAGTGTCACCGCTGCCCAGCTGAACAACAGCGCGGGTGATGACGGTATGGTCTGGCAGCACTGTGTTATCTACAGCAAGCTGTAGGCCTACCTCGTTATCAGCTCCCTCGTACACGACTTCAGTTGTTTGAGCCATATTTATTCTCCGGTGTTACTTCAGCCCAAGATACTTGGGCGTTGTTAGCAGGCTGCCTTCCTTCGCCAGGACGGGCGCGTTTATCGTCTCGTTAATGATGGTGACGCCATTCCACGTACCTGTAAAGATATGGTCGCCAGCCTCATCAATCAGTTTCCCGTCCCCCCGAACTACTATTTCCCCCGCTGTTACCGTGCTCGCCAGAATTACCTGACCCGCGCCCAGGTCTATGCTCACCGCTGCGACCCCGCTCTTGTTCGTCAGCTTTAAACCGCCGTTGTAGTTCCTTACCGCGAGCGGTGGGCCGTTGCCCCCGCAGTCTATTGTGGGGGTGCTCGTCCCCGGAACGCCGCTGTAGCAGTCGAGGAAGTGGGCCGGTTGAGTTCCGCCCAACGTAACTGTATCTTCTAACACGCATGATTCAATAAACCCCCAGATGTACTCTAGCTCTGTCAACCTGCAATCCTTCAGTACACAATCTCCGTCCAGGATTCCGGTAACGCTTGCCTCGTAAAATTCGCACTTGAGTACGTTGGAGGCATCGCTGATATTGAGCAGGGATTTAGTCTTGCTCTCCCCGATAAACGTCATGCCGTTATAGTCGCCACCGCTGTCTATAACAGCATCGCCTGTTACGTAGATAACACTGAACCCCTGCAACCTGGCAATAAACATACCGTCCGCCAGGTTACTGACAGGCTGTCGAGGAGTGCCGGTAGGGTAAATGGTACCGGCAGTCCCGTTAACTACATCCAACGTTACGCCGCCATTGAAACTGGCGTACTGAATCTCACGGGTCTGAATCAAACCTGCGGAGTTACTGGGGCGTATAGACACCTGGTTGATGTTGGTTACATCAGCAATGTTGTTGTTCGATCCTGCGAGGTTTACGGCATACTGCCCATCTTCAAATGTAATAGTATAGCCGTTGATTATTTCAATAATCCGGGCGTACTCAATGCCGCCCAGCAGTACCGTACTGTTGTGGGAGTGCGTGTCAGGATTAACCATCCCCTCGGGGCTATCCTCGAGGTTCTTTAGCTGCAGACGGAACCAATCGGTGTTCATCTCATAGAGGCTGCCGCCTATGAATGTGATATCGGCCTGCGGGATCGTTATGACCCTGGTGCCCCAGTCGATGCTAATCCCCATCTTTGTATACCGTAGAGCCCATGCCACGCCCGTTCAAATGGGCGGCCATCTGCTTGGTGTTGGCGATCTCCGCACGCAGCGTAGCTACATTTCCTTCCAGCAGGCTGATCCGGGACTGCAGTTCACTTATAACCTTGCCCTGCTCATTGAGAACATTCTGTATGACCTGAAAATTCTTTTTAGCTGCGTCGTTCATGGCTACTCATCCGGTATCAATAAAACGGTTATATCCGTGTCCTGGGTGTTGCTATAGGTACCTGACACAGGAGAGGACTTGTAGTACTTACTGTACGCCTTCGTGGCCGGGGTTGCAGCCCGTACCTTGCCGGCCAGTGTCTGCGCAGAGCCAAGCGATCTCGTGTCGCTGACCTGCCCGCTGACGTTGGTCTCTACCTTGTTAATGTAGGTAGCGGTCTCCCCGGCGTTGGTAACATAAACCATCGCGCCCTCGATCACAGAACCGGTATCGATGTCCTTTACTGTGATTGTCAGGGTGACTTCATTGGCCGTAATCTCCAGGGTACCCGTCCCCGTATTGTACACAGTGGGGATCGTCGCGCCTGATGCGACTGAAATCTTCAGTGCGTTGCCAGAGGTTACGTTAACCTTGATAGCGGCGTTGGCATCTCCCTGGGTACCCGCCGTAGCGGCCTGCGTGCTGCCCTCCCACTCGCTCTGGTTGGTGACACCGTTATCCAGGATGTTGTACCAGTTGACCGTGCCGGTCGTGGCATAGGTTCCCATATCCACAGCGTGGCCGGGGGTGGTGGTGCCGTCACCAACAAAGGTGTTCGGGGAATTTGAGCCAAGGCTACCAAGGGTGGTCGGGGTGGACACTACGGCAGCTGTTGTGGAGATCGTGTCGTCGAATATACACCCGTCCATGATCGCCCCGCCCTGGGTGATCGTGTTACAGCGCCGGAAGGTGGTCGTCCCGATCGTGTTCGCATTCGTGCCGCCGTTGAATATGAGCGTATCCATGTCGGTAAACGAGCAGCCGTTAAAGGTAACGGTTGCGTTGTCTACGACCTCGAACTTACCAGAACTGGCGGTGGCCGCCACGGTATTGCCCACCCCTGGGCTGGTGATAATGACGTTGTCCCACTCCACGTTAGAGCTGGAGTGGTGGATCTCGATCTTGTTGAAATTGGCCGTTACGTTTGGCGTGTTAGCCACGTTAATGGATACGTTGCCATCCCTGAAATCCACGGAGGTGGCGGCAACGCCAAGCGACATCAGCCCCTGCCAGCGGTAGGCACCGCCGATATTCTGGAACAGGCCATAGCGGGCATTGGTGGAGGTGTCAAAAGACTCCAGGCCCGCAAAGGTGCCGTAGGAGCCTGCCTGCCCGTCAGTCACCTCGAGCGTGCACCGGCCTACGCGAATAGCGTTCACGGCGGAAGGGTAGCCACGGGCCTGGGCGGTGGCGTTGGTGGCGATGCCAAAAACATCGTAGGGGGCAGCGCCGGGCGAGCCAACCGTGTCGTCCGCTGACCCAATGGCCGGGTTAAGGGCGTAGCAGTACCAGCCACCGAGGGGGTTAGGCTCAAAGTCAGACCCACCGCAATCCCAGGCAAGGAAGTCTCCAAGGCTGGCGCCCACGAGTACCTTCAACCCGCCGTTGGCGTAGGTGGACAGCGAGGCAGGAGATGCCCAGAAATACCAGATGAGGACAGCGCCATCCGTATCCACGGCATGGGTGGTCCCCCCGTCGTCGTACATGATGGTGCCCTGTCCGGTCTTGGTGAACTGGGCAGAGATACAGTTCGTATAATTTATATAGAAGTTCGTCTCGTCGCCCGGGGCGCCGGCGTCATCCCATGCGGCATTGGAGGACTCATCCCACGTGCCGCCATCGGTGCCCGTGTTACCAACAGCAATCTCCCCGCTGTTAGTGGACGTCAGGTCAGAGTCATACGCCGCGACGGCCATTTGTCACCTCTACTGTAGCGCCGGCTTTCTCAAAGGCATGGATCTGCCCCTCCAGGTGGGGGTACTCAGTCCTGCCCTCGTCCAGCGTGCCGTACATGGTGTCCCCCGTCCGCTCCCACACTACGCCGCACCGGTCAGGCCGCAGCGCCGGGTTGCCCCCGGCCTGGTAAAAAGCGCACTCAAACGCCCGGCACGAAGCCGGGCGGTTCTCGTAGTTCAGGCAGCCGTCAGGTCCCTGGTACTTGCACGCCACGCCTGCGGGCTTGTGCAGTTCTGGAACCACACAAACCTTACAGCATAGCGTGCAGCTGCCGCATCCCATTTAGGCATCCGAGGTCCGAATTGCCGTAGTAGAGCCGCCAGCAGAACCGAGCGTACCGGTGGTCTCGAAGGTCTTGATGCCGGTGTTGTCACCGTCGGTACCGCCGTCACGAACACGAATAAACAAGGAGCGATCCGAATCGAACACCGCGTTGAAGGACACCGAGGTGCCGACCTGGTACACCGTACCGGTACCGCCTGCGTCCGTACCTGTTGCCGTGAAGCGAGTTCCCGGGGTGTCGTTGGCCGAACCTACAACAGTGTAGTCATCGCTAACGTCCGTCAGGATTTCGTACTCGACACCAACAACAAGGGAGTCGGAGTTAACAACGCTGCCCTGTGCCAGCTCATCGATGTAGGAGATGAAGCTATCGTTAGCAGCCGCTGCTGACCAGGTGCCTGCCGCTGTGCAACCGGTAAAGTCGATCTCTCCCGAACCAGCGGTGAAGCCCGTGTAGTTAATGATCTGGTAGATGCCGTTGGCGTCCAGTACACGGATGGTGCCGGCAGCCGGGGTATCCTTGGCAGAGGGCTGGCCGGTGCCAATGGTCTCGACGTTGGAGGCCAGAACGACTGTGCCAGCACCTGTGGTCGCGGAGCTAACAGAGCCCGCAGTTACGGTGATCGCTTCGGCAGTTGCTACCTGGCACTGGTCTACCTGCAGACCGCCAGAGCCGTCTTCCGGACCCACCAGGACCCGGTCCTCGTCGTGGATAACGCCGCCAACAGAGAAGCTGACGTTGTTCGGCGGCTGGTAGGTGTTGTTGTCAAGTGCACGGAACAGGTCGCTGTTGGACGTGTCGGCATACTCAATGGCAAAACCGTAAGCACCGATCAATGCGGTACCGGTTGAGCTACCACAGAACGGAGCAGTAATGGTGCGCTCGGTCGTGGTGCCGTTCGCATAAACAACGGCTGCGGAGGTACCGCCCGTTATTGCCACCCCGTCAGCTGAGGGTGCGGAGCCTGTCAGGAGCTGAATCCACATCTTCGTGGCAGTGGTGGCATCCGTATCGTCTACGGCAAGCAGCTGACCCGTGCCGCCTGTCCATGAGACTGCTTCCGGCTGGCCATTGTGGGTACCGCTTGCGGTACCGAAGGTACCGGACTCTGCGCCTGTGCCGCCCAGGGTGATCTCATGGGTGATGCCACGGAAGATGTTGGCGTCCATGTCGTAGAACGCTGCAGAGTTTGGCGTAGCGTTGGTGCCGGTACCGCCACTCAGTGCGGTCTCGCAAGCCGACAGGTATTTCATGCGCTCGTAAAACTGCTTCGAGTTGTACGTGTCCATGTTCCACTCGGAGTAATAGAACTCGTCCGTGGTATCGTTGTTGATGTCGATCGCGTTGTAGCCCCACGTCACATTGTTAATCGTGCTGCGTGCGCTCGCGTCGGTGGTATCGTTGAGATCGTCTGTGTACGTCAACGCGAGCACGTTATTGCCTCGCGCAGTACCGTTAACCTTGAACTCCGAATAGGTCTTGCCAATCTCGCGGGTGATACCCACGATACGACGCCCGTCGATAGGGGTGCCGGCATTGTTGACCTTCAACATAAATCGATGTGAGATACCGTTCGCAGCATCGCGGTTCAGGCCGTGAGAGCCAGCGGTTTCGCCGTTAGGTACATTGTTCCACCAGTCGTCGGTAAGGACTGCGCCATCCTGGATGATCTGCAAGTCCATGCCTTCCCCGGCGATAACGACCAGGCCATCGTAGATAGAGCCGGTTTGGGCTTCGATGATCGAGCCATCAAACAGGTGCTCCCATATGGGGTCGCCGCCGCCGACCGTGCCGTCGTCCAGCGTGTAGCCTGCGTTGATCTGAATAATGTTATCGGTCGATCGATCAGACGGGGTCTCGTTCGTGATGTCGATGAGGTCGTCACCCGAGGAACTGGCGTCATCTGCCAAATCCTGCAGAAATCGATGAAGGTCGATAACCGGGTAATATTCTGCCCCTGCCGTAGTGTGGTCCTGGGCGTTAGCCGCGGAGTCATAGTAGATGACCCCCGACGCATTGATTCCAATTCTGTCTGCTATAGCCATAGTCAATTACCCGTTATCAAATAAAAGAAACTTTTTTACGTTAGCTAGCCTCTATACCCCTCATCTGCAGCTATAGTATCAGAATAGCTGAAAAAATAATTGCTACGAGTAGGTGTAGCCAAGTCTGTTGTCCCACACATGGACATAGTCCGCCGAGCCATTGGCCCACTCTTCCGTAACATCGTCATCAGAACCGATAGTGATCCGCCGTATCCGCCACAGGGGCTGGTCGTCGGTCACGCCCGGGTCAGCCTCCCCTCGATAGAGAAGAAGGTCTGAAATAAAATCTACTCGCTTGGCTTGAGCCACTTCTACCTCCGGGTCTGGACAATCACCAGGCTCTGCATCAGGGCAGGGGCCGCAAGGGGCGCCTGTAGAAACTGCCGAAGAACCTGAGTCTGCGCTAATAATAGCAGCACTGCCGGAAGTCAGCACGCTGCTAGAGCTGGGGAACTTGAGGATAGAAGCACCTTGAGTATTCCCTGGGTCAATAATTGTAGGTCCGCACCCGGCATAAATGATGTCGCTCCCGCTCGCGATTGACAGGATATCAGCGCACACTTCTCTATCGCCGACAACCAGGAGCCCAATTGCCTCAGCGCTCCTGATAGCCGTTACGTTAACAGGCCAGTCAGCGGTAACCACGGGGAAACCTACCGATTCAGCACTGGGTATGCCGACAGGAACAACAGGCCCGTCCCCGGATATAGTAAGTGAGCCAAAGGCCTCAGATGTTTCTATACCCGCAGGAGAAACCGCCCAGCCTGCGGTTACCGCTGCGGTGCCGAAAACCTCGGCACTCGGGATGCCGGTGGCAACGACATCATTACCAAGGGTTAGGCCCGGGGTGCCGAACACCTCTGCAGAGGGGAGGCCGGTTGCGGTGACTTCCCAGTCTGCGG